AGAATTTTCAGTAGTATTATCAGATGTGCAGGAATATCAACCCGATATTGCTGAATATGGTATTGCAAATTTTGATACACAATTACAACACGCTGAAGATGATGTGATAAGACAAATTCGTGAGGAATGGTGGGAGCGTTATCGTCATACAGTTAGATATAAAGATATTACCAAAGTCACCACTATTGAAATGAACAGTGCTTTATTAGTTGATTCACAATGGACTAGATGTGTGGTTTATAAAGCATTATCAGATTATATTTTACCAATGCTAACTAAATGGAAAGACCCCCAAGGTGGCGAAGGTGCTGATACTTTTCAAGTTAAAATGGAACATTATAGAAAAAAATATTCGGAAGAATTTCAAGCGGTATTAAGAGACGGAGTAAAGTACGATGAAAATAATGACAGTACTATCCAAACCTCAGAACAAGAGCCTATACATCATTTACGATTAATTCGTTAATGCTTGATGTCAAAGACAACAGTAAATTCTTTAAACAACAATTAAAGAAGAAATCAGAAAAACTTAAATCAGCAATACAAAGAGCATTAGCAGAGGCTTCAGCATTTCAAGTTAGTGCTATTAGAGATAGAACAGAACAGAGAGGTAAAGATGTTAGAGGTAGGCCATTTAAACCTTATTCAAAGGGATACATTCAAGCTAGAAGAAAAAGATTTAATGACCCAAGCAATCAAGACACAACACCAAAGAATTTTGTAGATTTAAACTTTACAGGAAAGATGTTTAGTGCATTAACATTCACTACAAGACCTAGTCGTGGTATTGTTTTTTTTAAAAGTGCAGAACAAACCAAAAAAGCATTAATCCATAATGAAGGAAAAGGTAGAATGCCTCAAAGAGAATTTTTTGGTATCTCAACAATAGAACAAAAGAAAATTAATGCAATTATCGGAAAAAGTATTAAAAAGGCTTTAGCATGAGTTTAAGAGAAGATATTGCAAGTAATATAATTACCACGCTTGATGCAGTCACATCACCTATTGAATTTAAGAAGATAACTCGTGAGCCATTTAAAGTAGAAGAATTGGCAGACCCACAATTTCCTGCATTATACATAACTACCTCAGATGAAACACGAGAAGATTTCGCATTAGGTGATTATTCAGCAGGAAAAAGAGCAGGTACAATAGATTTTATTGTTGTTGGATATGTTAAAGGTACAGAAACCAATATAGATACTAAAAGAAATCAATTAGCAGAAGTGGTAGAAGAAACACTTGATACTGATAGAACTCGTGGTGGAAACGCTAAAGAAACAAAAATTATAGAAGTTAATTCAGATGAAGGTACACTTTACCCTTTAGGTGCGGTGCGTATTGTGGTAAGGGTATTCTATGAATTTGTTAGAGGTACATCATAATGGCTAAACGAATTAAAATATATATGCCCAATGGAAAAGATACTATTGAAATTTGGGATAATGATATGGACAAATTTCTAGCGAAAGGATATAAACTTGAGCAAGAAAAAAAATCTACTAGAACTTCTAAGAAAAAAGATGTAGAAGTAGAAGAACAAGAACAAACTAACGAAGGAGTAAGCGAATGGCAACACATGTCGGAACAAGCGGAGTAGTCAAGGTAGGCTCAGATGCTGTGGCAGAAGTCACAGGTTTTACTATTGATGAATCTAACGATACAGTTGAAGATACTTCTCTAACTGATACATCTAAATCCTATAAAGCATTAAGAAATGATGCGACAGGTACTGTTGAATGTCATTGGGACGAAACAGATACTACAGGTCAAGGTGCATTAACAGTTGGTGCAGAAGTAACTTTAAACTTATACCCAGAAGGTGAGACATCTGGTGACACATTTTACACAGGAACTGCAATCGTGACTGGCGTATCTCAAAATGTTTCACTTGACGGTGTAATCTCAAGAACAATAAACGTACAATTTTCTGGTGGCGTAAGCACTTCAACAGTAGCATAACTTAATGCCTAAAAAGGATTACCTCGAAGGTGCTGTAAATCATTTTAAGCATCAAGAAATAAAAATTATAGAAGTTGAAGAATGGGGATTGACAGGCGAAGATGCTATATATGTCAAACCCTTTACGCTACTAGAAAAATCTGAATTATTTAAAAACGATAACGACTTAACTGTTCTCATAGATATTATAGTTAAAAAATCAGAAACCAAAGATGGTGATAAGATGTTTGACTTAGAGAGCAAGATTAAGATGAAGAAATTCGTGGACCCAGATATTATTGGTAGAGTTGCTAGTCAAATTATGGGAACACAATCGCCTACCGCAGACTTAAAAAAAAACTAAACTCTGATAACAATTTAAGATTTCATTTTTTCTTAGCTGAAAAGCTACATAAAACAATAGGCGAGATTATGCAAATGCCTGTTGATGAATTTGATTTATGGTATGCCTATTATAGTGTCAAAGCTGATGATGAACAAAAAGCATTGAACAAAGCAAAGATGCAAGGTAAAAGAAGATAATGACACAGCAATATATTGTAGAAATACTTGGTAAAGATAAAACAGGACAAGCATTTAAACAAGTTCAAGGTAATGCCGATAAGGCAAAACAATCTGTTATCAATTTAAAAAATGCAATTATTGCTATTGGTACAGGTGTTGCAGTACGTTCTATTATAAATACTACTGCTAGATTTCAAGATTTAAGAACAGCATTAACATCTGTGACAGGTAGTGCGGAAGCAGGAGCAGAAGCATTTAGTTTTATTTCTAAATTTGCAACCAAAACTCAATTTGGTGTTGGTGATTTAACAGAAACTTTTATCAAATTAAAATCAGCAGGAATTACACCTACTGAAGAATTATTAACTACATTTACTGATACCGCAGCAGTCACCACCGATCAATTAGGCTCTTTACAAGCTATTACAGATTTATTTGCACGATCTATTTCTGGTGGTTTGGGTCTTGAAGATTTAAACAGATTGGCTGATCGAGGCGTACCTGTCTTTAAGATATTACAAGAGCAATTAGGATTAACTCGTTTAGAAGTTTCAAAGTTTGGCCAAACTGCAGAAGGGGCAAACAAAGTAAGACAAGCATTAATAAAGGGATTAAACCAATCATTTGGTGGCGCTACCGCAGAAAGAGTCAATAACCTAAGTACCCAATTATCTAACTTAGGAATAGCGATAACATCTGCTCAAGACACTTTAGGGCAAGGATTAGCACCAGAATTAGGTAAATTAGTAGTAAGAATAACTGAGGTAATTGAAGGCAATAAAGAATTAATAAAACAATTTGGTGAAAAAATTGGCGTTGCTTTAAATGGTGTTGTGACAGGATTTGAATTTCTAGTTCAAAATCAAGATGCTTTTATTGACGGTGCTAAATTATTTATTGGTTTAAAATTAGCAAGTGTATTTTCTGGAGTTGCGGTATCTGTCACACAATTAAATTCTGCTTTAGAAGCAAATCTTTTATTTAAATTTGGTAAAGAAGGCACTAGAGGATTTTTCTTATTACAACAATTATTACAGTTAGATACTCAATTAAAAAATACTGAATATACGATGACTGAATTTGTTGGAACAGGTAAAAACTTTTTGGGAATCTTTAACACAGGAAACACTAGAAAAGTTCAGATGCTCAAAGAAGAATTTAATCAATTAGAATTTGAAAGATTAAATAGAGAATTAGGTATTTATAATCAAATTATTCCAGACGCATTACAAAATACAAAATTATTAGCTTTAGAAATGGCTACTGTTAATGAAAATACCGTACAAGCTAGTGATACTTTTAATTTATTTAGGCAAGCACAAGAAGAAGGATTAAATGACGGATTACAAATTTTATATGAATATAATGAAGAATTAAGAAAATCTAGATTGTATGCCCAAGAAGCAGGTAAAGCTGTTGGTGTTTATGGTGGTGAAACTTTAAGATTAAAACAAATATTAGGAAATCAAGAAGTAAAAACCGCAGAAGAAATTGAAAAAGAAAAACAAGAAATTTTAAAACAAGGTCAAAAAGAAACTATTGATAAAACTAAAAACACCTTATCTGTTTTAGCAGGATTAAATAAAAATGCCTTTAAGGCATATCAAGCGTATCAAATAGCAGAGGCCACCATTAATGCTTATAAAGGTGCTTCAAACGCATTAGCAACATATCCGCCACCTTATTCGTTTTTGGCAGCAGCAGCCTCCGTTGCTCAAGGTTTAGCCCTCGTGGCAAACATACGTTCACAAAGTTATTCTGGAAAAGCATTAGGTGGTAGAGTACAAGACGGAAGTACATATATGGTTGGTGAACAAGGTCCAGAGATGTTTGTACCTTCTCAATCTGGAACAATTATACCCAATAAAGATTTAGGTAGAGCAACAACAGTTAATGTAAATGTTTACGCTAACGATACTCAAGGATTTGATGATTTATTAGTTAAACGTAGAAGTGTTATTGTTAATGTGATAAATGATGCTCTTAATAGTCAAGGAAAAGAGGCATTAGTTTAATGGCAGGTACATATCCAACAACACCAGAATTTGCATCTATTGGATTTAGTTCAGAACAAAAAACAATTACATCTACTACTGATAGTGGAAAGATGTTTGCAGTCCAAATAGATGGACAAAGATTTAAATTTTCAGCATCTTATCCACCAATGAATAGAAGTGAATTTGCACCTGTGTATGCGTTCATAATGAAACAACGCAGTCAAAAAGAAACATTCCAAATATCCCTACCAGATTTAAAAAACGCCAAAGGTGATGTATCTGGTCTTATTTCCACAGATGGCAACCATACAGCAGGTGATACTACTATAGACATTCAAGGTATCAATAATGGCACTACTTTAAAGGCAGGGGATTTTATCAAATTCAATACTCATTCTAAGGTTTATATGGTCGTAGAAGATGCAACAGGTGATGTATCTGATACTGCTACTCTTACGATTGAACCCCCATTAAGAGTAGATGTTTTATCTGGTGATACTATATTTTATGATAATGTTGCTTTTACAGTTAGATTAACTAATGATGTTCAAGAATTTAATACAGGTGATTTAGACCTTTATAGATTTGAAGTTGATTTCATAGAGGCGTTATAATGCCTAGAGGATTATCTACTATCCTAAAGACAGAGATTGCTAAGCAAAGCATTAAAGCAATAGCATTAGTACAAATTAAATTTCCTACTACTCAAAGATTTACTAATCATTACAAAGATATTGAAGTATCAGAATTATGGGACGATGCTTTAGGTTTATGGGACGATAGAGCAGGTAATTGGGATAGTGGTATTACTTATACTGCTAGTTCGCATTTATTAAGAATATCAGCTAAGACAGAAAGTTCCTCATTGAATGTTAATAACTTTAGTTTGCAATTATCAGCAGTA